GCTTGGAATAAAAACCAGGGTTCTAAATTGAACCAAGCATAACTTGACGCGGAAAACTCACTCCTGAGTTCCGCGCGGTACGTTGCAGTACCAATTGTGGTATAATTTGACACCTAAGTGTCTGCTGTGAGAGACACAAACCACCATGTGGGACTCCCAGTGAAGAAGAAAAGATTAAAATCTTCTCCTACAGCTTTGAAAAGGTCAACTGAAGGGGATTTAACTTCAGTTGTGCCGTCAGGAAATTTTACGAGATTAATTCTTGCGCCTAAGGCACGGACTCCTGACGAATTGGATGCATATGTGGATGCAAACCGCTCAACCGCATACCAAGGGATTTCAAAATCCAATACATTCCCTTGTACAGTATTCGATACTTGTGTACCGCCAAACGACTCATCGTACTGGCAGCGAAACACCGAATAATTATTAATATTGTTGATAAATGATGTTGCTGTTGGTGTCAAACTGAAATTATCACCTCGAGACACGAGTATCATATCAGGCTTGGAATTTGGTCCATGCGACGGAAATACCTTATACCTCACTGAACCGCGCCAGCCAGCAAAGCAAGCACTGATAAAATTAAGAGGTGTAGTGGGTACAGCATTCACGGCTTCGCCTTGATATGTTTGCAAACCATCAGATAAATACCCCCGAAATAAAGGATAACTTTTGACCGGTATAGCACACAAGACAAAATTTGTTAATGTGGATGTCCAAGCCTGGCCACCAACACGTTCAAAACAAAACCGTTTGAGAAGCTGGCGATAAGACACTATAGATTCTCCCGCTAGAATTGCCGGAAGCGTTATATCAACTGCTTTACCCCCAGCATATTCATCCACACCCATACCTTCTGGAGAAGCGTTCTCTGACTGTCCAGTCTCATCACTCATAGTGTTTCCTGCCTGGAACTGCACTTCTGCAGGTTCCGGACGAGGAAATGGTGACCAAGATCTAATTTCGTCGGATTCTGGACACCACACTTCTAATTCGGGACTAGATACAGATGTCAGAATTTCAACATCATTTGTGTCTGATCCAGAAGTGACAAGAGGTGTGA